GTTCAATAGCGTTAGCAATAGGCGCAAGAGGATGCTCCATTGCTTGAGCCATATCTTGCTCAGTCATATATGCTTGCAGTCCATCATCTACACCAGCAGATATTCTTGCAGTTTCTATTTTTGCACCGTTATTGATGTGTGCTAACAATACTTGCGTATTACGTTCAGTCATCATCTTCATTTGGGCTACTTTTAAATCTATCTCAGCTTGTGATCGATTACGTTGGTCTTCTAACTGGAATTTAAGCTGATTTTCTTGTGCCTGGTATTCTTGTTTAGCTTTCTCTAGCTCCATTTGCATCTGAATCTTCTGCTGTTCAAACTGTGCAGCTTGTTGTGCTTGTTGTGCATTAGCTTGCATCTTAGCTTGCTCTAGTTGCATCTGGCCTTGCAGTTTCTGTTGCTCAATAGATGGTGGTTTAGGTTGACCTTCCATTTGTTTAGCTTGTTCTCTGAACTTGTCAGCAGTTTCGTCAATGATACCTTCCATACCTTTACCAGCTTTGAACGCAGTTACACCAAACTTTAGCATTTCCATGAGTAATGGTGTTAATTCAGGTGCTTGCATAGCAGTTGGTAGTGCAGTTTGCATAAATGAGCTGACTGCACTTAAAAACTCTATTCTATCTTGCTTTTCTTGCTGTTCATCTTGATAAATCATGCTATCAGATGTCACTTCTATACGGAAGTTCTTAGCAGGTTCATCTTTGAGTAACGCTAAAGCCTGTGGAATATACTGTTTATCGCTATCAGATAACTGCATTGCACCTGAAATCTTGATAATCGTATCTTCAGTAAAGTGATTACAAATAATTTGAGCTTTAATAGATAACAAGCTAGTAGCAAAGTTAACAACGTCATGTTGCATTGTCTTTAATCGACCAGATGCGTTGTTAGACTTAATAATCTGTGCGCCAAGTGTTTCATTAGGATCAGTTTGCCCACGTTGTATGTCAGCAATACCCATAATCTCGTAGATTTGGTTCTTGACCTGATCCATTGCTTGATATGAAGACTGAAGTGCAGCAGCAATTGGTGCAATATCTACTAAATTGATAGCACCAGCCATGCCTTGCTTCTCAGCAAATGCACCCCAATTCTTAATTGGTAGCAATGTATTGTTTTCGCCTTCAGTAAACAGTCTTTGTAAGCTAGGTTCTGAAGCATCATACACACCACGCACTTTAAGAGCTTGTATGAAGCCATCTATTCTGTCTGCAAGCGTATCTAACTGTCTAGCCTGGTCTTGATATAAAGCAAAATCAGGCACAGGTATCAATGAATCTGTTGTGATTGTTGCGTATAAAGGCTTAGGACAAGGCCAGAAGTTTTCTAACTTTAATGGATCAGGCTTAGTATCAAGAATTTTGCCCATTGACTTAGATAGCCAAATGACTTCACCTGTTGTCTTGTCCCATATCTCATAGATACACGCTTCATGTGAGCCTTCGCCCATTTTCTCATTAAATGTTTTAGTAGTGTCAGGCTTTGTATCCAATGGGATACGACCACCAAGTTCTTCACCAAAGCGTTCAACAAGTGCAGATCTACCTAAGTAAACTTTGCGCCAAACGGCTGTTACTTCTTCCCAAGTCCTTGCAATTGTATGACCAAAATCTCGCCATGCTACATAGTCACAAGGCGCACATTCGTACTCAATACGTTCTTGATCTTCACGATGTATACCACCTTCAGTCTCAGCATCATCTATATCTTCTGTAATCTGAAAGCCATCATCTGGTTCATCTTCAGTCTTGCCGCCAACAATGTGTGGCTCATAACGCACCCAAGACGTACCACGACCACCAAGAAGTCTATCTTGTACAGATGCTTTCATCGCTGAGTTGTAGTCACCATAATGCTCAATTTCGTACTCTAAGGCACGTTCAAGAATCATTGATGCTACACGACCAACTGGATCATTATCTCTGAACCTACGGCTTACATCAGGTCTAGGCAGTCTAGCAAAGATTGCAGGAGTAATGGTTTGAACATTTGACCAAAGAATGTTAAATTTTGCGTTAGGATTGTTGCGACTACGACTGTCATCACGATAACGCTTGATAATTCTGTCTGTACGACTTTCCCAGTCTTTGTACGTTCTTTCGTACTGTGTTATGCAGTTATACCAGTCTGAGTAAGTGTGTTCCATATTTATATCCGTCTGTTGATTATCTTAGGTGTTTCTTTCCACATCTCATCCAAAGTTACTTTAGTCTTGCCGACATGAAGTCCTCTAATGCTTTCATCTTTGATGTCAGGCTTATCTTCGTCTTTCCATACAATAGACAGATACCTAAACGCATCTGCTGAATGGCTTGTCCAATCGTGCTTAGGCTTATCTCTAAATACTTTCTTATCATCATCCCATTCTCGCTGATATTGACGTAAACATTCTATGCCTTCTTCACATCTATTATCGAACCAAGTCCGAGTTAATGCAAGTCGTGTCGCTTGTATTCCATCCTGTAATGACAGGTTTGGCACAATTTTTAACTGTTTTATGTCAATTTTTGTCGATAATTGCTCGATTATGCTCTTACCACCAGATGCTAGTGTTTTTGCTCGTGCATCATGAGGCAGCCAATGGATGCCATATCTATAGCCAAATTCTTCTTCTTTTTGCTTCAGTAAGCCTGTGTAATACGGTATCGCCTGGCCATTAGAGCTATGATGATCTAAGACTCTAATCTCACCATGCACGACTTGATACCACCAAATGCTGGTACTATCGTTGAAACCTAAGTCCCAAGCTGTATGACATGGAAACATAGAATCATATTCAATATCTGCAATTCTGTTTAAGTCTGTGATTCTACGCATCTCTTGACCATAGTATGCGCCTAGAATTGCAGCTTCAAATGAACATAAGAACTCTTGTTCGTACTGATTAGCAGACATTGACTGTTGTGCATCTAATAGTTCGTTTTGTGGGATTAAACCAGATTGGTCAGCTCTTAACGTCTTGACGTACCAATTTTCATGTTTTTGTGCTGCGTTGTATATGTCGTAAAAACTATTATGGCCTTTAGGTGTGCCTATAAACGTAGCCCATCCTTCACGATCTGTAAGTAATGGCCTGACGATTTCACCCCACATTCTAGGCTTCATATCAGCGTATTCATCCAAAACCACACCATCAAGATACAAGCCTCGCAATGCGTCTGGATTGTCAGCACCAAATAGTCTTATCTTTGCGCCATTGACTAACTCTACCCATAATTCAGACTGATTAGCTTTAACAATGGCAGGTTCAGCAAACTTTAAAAGATAGTCCCATGCAATGTTTTTAGCCTGTGCATAGTATGGTGCTATATAAGCGTACCTAGCATCTTGTTTGTTTTCTACTATTGCTCTACGAATTATGTCGCAGATCGTTGCCACCGTCTTACCAGCTCTCCTGTGGGCTACTAATACAGCCCATCGTTCTTTACGTTTGTGAAAGTCTTTAAAAGCATCTCTAGGCGAATAAGGATACTCGTAAATGTGTTCTACTACTTTCACTCTTTAAACTTGTGTATGTGTTCGTGACGTACTGGTGCAGTTTCATCGCCTACTTGTTCAACTCTAGCTAGTTTAGGCACATGGTATTCAGCGACTTGCATAAAACAGTCAAATGCTACTTTTGGGCCATGCTTTTCATTTGCAGCAATTTCATCAAGCCATTCTTGTAGTTTGTGTGAGTTATTGTCGACAAAAATAGCAATTGCTTCTCGTGCCATAGCTGTAGATTTGTTAACTGAACCTTGTTTTCTGCCCATTCCTGCATTAGGTGGCATACGTTTTTTAGCAGATTTCTCTAGTTTAGTGTCCATATATTCTCAAGTGGTTGATTTATATAGTGTTAATTCTACTCTATTTTCTTGATTTGTTGCTCAATTATCTCTTTACGAGTAGGTGGTGAATTTTGATACATATCTTCAAATTTAGGATTTAATTGAAAATCACCGTAAGCATTAGGATAATGTGATTCTCTAACATCAAATATTTCAGATATAAATGGCCCTGTTTTACCTTTACTATGACCTATTACAGAATCGTATCCTGCATCACGAACCTTTTGTGCTGTTGCCGCTTCTTGTAAAGCATAGCGTAATTGGTTTCCTCTTTTACTGTTATCAACAATATAACTTGCGTAATCTTCTAAGTCAGGAGCATATTTAGATAAAAATTCTTCAACTTTTTGAATTTGTTGCCCGTAAGAAATATTTGGTCTGAAACCAAAGGAAGAATGTTCCATAGCATCATCAAGCATTTGTTTTAATTGATTTATGTCTGTTAATTGTGCATAAGCGGCTTCAGGTGCTTTGCCACCAGTAGCACCTTTAACAACCAATGGATTTTTGTATAAAGTTTCGCCAGTTATTTTTTCTGTGCCACCGTATAAATTAGAACCGCCATAATGTTTTATATTTGTAGAACCTTCAGGTAAGTAAAATACTCCTGATCTAACTGATTCTGTCATTGCTTGTTCAGGTTTTTGTTTACGCATTACATTAATATGTAATCCTTCATCAGATATACGAGCTGTAGGTGTATTTTTAACAGCTTCTGCAAAAATTAAATCTTTAGGTAAAGTGGTAGCCATACCTAATTCATTAACTACTTCAGGTTTAACAATCATACCAATAGGCATATTTTTAGTCGCTTGTGCGCCTGCTCTTAACAATGATGGCATAGCTGGGCTTATTAGTCCACCTACCATTTCGTGTTGTTGACTGCCTTGATAATCAGGATTTATTCTAGGTACTTTAGCAAGGATTTCTTCAGATGTTGGCGCAGTTCTGTTACCAAATGTGCTTTGCATCGTTTCAGGTATAAACTGTCTAGCAAGTTGACTTGTGTCACCAGGCAATGCAGGCAATTGAACTAATGCACCACGACCTAATGATTCAACAACGCTTGGAATTACTTTTGCTGTGTTTTGTATGCCCTGACCGACCTCATTCCATGATTGTTTTTTAGAAAATCCACGCAATAAATCAGCAACTGTTTGACCTAAAGAAGCTTCATTCGGATCATATTCAGGATAAGCCACAATTACTTGACCTCTTTGTCCAAGTCTTTAAGTTTGTTAGCAATAGCAGCTCTACGTTCTAAACGTAGTCTTTGGTTCTTTTCAAGTGTAGATTCTTTATGTGGGCGCAATAAAGCATCTTCTTTCTTATATTTTCTGTCCATGTGCTTCATTCTTTTTCCTCAACGTATTTGTTGTACGCTTCTTCTAATTGAGATTTTCTTGCACCTTTGGCTGCTTCACGTTGTGTATTTAAAGCAATTGCTAATGCTTGCTTTTTAGGCTTGCCAGCAGCTTCTTCTGTCTTAATGTTCTCACCAACGGCTT